ACGGAACCTGGCTTGCTGCTCATGAAGAACCACGAGTCCCACCCCACCGGCATCGCGGACCTGCACCAGCGCCGCATCGCGGTGGCGATGGAGACCGGCATGGGGCGCCGCATGGACGAAACGCTGGTCAAGCAACTGACGGGTGGAGACCCGATCAAGGCGCGCCGCATGCGGGAGGACTTCTGGACCTTCTACCCGACCCATAAGCTGTGGTTGGTGTCCAACCACCGGCCCAACGTGCGCGACCTGGGCGTGGCCTTCTGGCGCCGCATCCACTTGGTGCCGTTCACGGTGCAGATTCCCCCCAAGGACCAAGACCCGGAGCTGCCCGCCAAACTGCTGCGGGAATCCGTGGGGATCCTGCGCTGGATGGTGGAGGGCTGCCTCGCCTGGCAGCAACGCGGTCTGGACGTGCCGCCTGCGGTGGAGGTCGCCACCAACGAGTATCGAGAAGACACCGACTGGCTGGGCGCCTGGATCGAGGCCTGCTGCGAGGAGGATGCGCGCGCCACCAGCACCTTCGAGGAGCTCTTCGGCTCGTTCAAGGAGTGGAGCCAGAGCCAGAGCCAAGGGCTGCGCAACCTCAACCCGCAGGAGTTCGGCGGCGTGCTGACGGATCGGGGCTACGGCAAGAAGAAGAGCAACGGCAAGACCTACCGTTTGGGGCTGCAACTGAAAGAGGGCCAGCGAACGGTTCAGCGTCGTATAGTCTTGGGCGCCTGACTGGCGTATACTTCGCTCGTATTGGTCGATAAGGCCGATTTTTCGCAAATAGGAAGGAGGAAGACCGATGGTTGTGAAGTTCTATCTTTGGGCGATGCCGATCGTCCAGTACATCGTCACACATGCGTCGCAGTTCCTGCATCATGTGACGTTCTAGGGCGCGCGAGCGCTCGGTCCCCAGGCGCGGGCTGCCGTTGTCCCCAGGCAGCCCGCTGTTGTCCCAACGGGGGAGCGGACCCGACGGAAAGGAATCCCAGGTATGTACGCAGGCGTGACGCATTTCGCCAAGTTGATGCAGCACCAGCTCGACGCGAACACGCACAAGGACGGCTGGGACGACATGCCCAGTATCTGGCTCTATTTGCGGGCGCAGGAGGAAATGGGCGAGCTGTTCCGAGCCATCCGAGAGGAGCCCAACCCCGAGCGCCTGCGCCAGGAGGCGGCGGATGTCGCCAACTTCCTGATGATGGTGTTGGAGCGGCGCGGCGCCTTGCCGGAGGCGGGCTTCGAGGACCAAACGTTCGGCGACGCGCCGGAACCGGTGGCGGTGCAGGCGGTGTGGACGCAGCACCTGGACGGCACCTTAGAGGCCAGCATCGTTACGCCGCTGACGTTCGACGTGCCGACGCTGCAGGGCACGCTGGCGGCGCTCGACTTTTCCCACGTGCTGTTCCGGCTGCCTTGGGCGGACGAGAACGGCGCCAGCGCGCGCGAACTGCGCACGGTGCCACAGCAGCGCTTCCAGCAGCTGGCCCGCTTGGACCGCACCATGCGTCTGCTCAAGGTGCTGCACGAGCGCCTCGGCCAGACGCCGTTGCGGCAGGAGCGTCCGCTGTGTCCCCACTGCGGCAATACCGGCCGCGCGCCGCAACGCGAAGGAGCGTATTGGGCGCTTACACACGACACCAGCTGCTTGCTGCAGCGCGCCGCCAGCTACTGTGACAGCTTCCCGGATAAACTCAACTGGTACTAGGTCGCCGCACGGCACCCGAAGGAGGAGCCCGATGCCCCACCCCACCCGTTGTTCCTATCAGCCCGCCTCGGAGGACGCGGTCGAGCGCGACACGCGCCGCTCGCTGGAGTTTCTGGAGCAGTGGTCGCTGCTCGACTCGGCCCAGCAAGGCTTCGCGTTGCTGCGCTTCGGCGCCGACCACAGCTTCCTGCCGGTGGCCGGAAAATCCTGGTGTGTGGACACGTTACTGCCGACCACAGCCACTTCCCCAACGCGCGAGATTTCGTTGCCAGACGGCCGAAATTCCTCGGTCTTCGACGAGATCCGAGCCAAGCTGGGCGGTGGGAAGTGAGCGCGCCGCAGCCGGAGCTGGAACGCTGGAAGCAGAACCTGGGTTGCCTGCTCTATTGCGTGGTTTTCACCTGGGTGATCTTCGTCTTCTTGGGGACCGTGGCGGCCATTATGCTGCTGCGCTGGCTCTGGTTCGCGACGGGATAGGAGCAACGAATGGAACGGTTGACGTCGAGCGTGTACTCGGAGGCCTTGCGGCAGCGCGATCGCGCGCTCCGCTATCTCAATTCTCCTCAAGGAGCGCCTTGGCTCCGCGCCTATAGTCGCGATGAGGAAGGTTTGGCGCTGCTCTCGACCGCATTGACGGACCAAACGTATTACTGGTCGGAGTCGATGTGTGCCCTAATTGAAGCGGCTTCTTCAGAGCTGCCAGATGTTCCGCTGCAGTCGGAGCACTTCCCTCAGGGCATTGCACCAGACAATCGAGGGCTCTTTCCCTACGGGTGTTTCTTCTGGTTCTCCCGACCGCTGCCGATCTTTCCAGGGGATCCTCCGATGGTGGCAATTGCCCTTACTTGCGTACACGCCACCATCGAACCCGACACGACAAGCAAGCCTACGATGTTCTGCTATCTTCTCGGGCTGGCTGGAGAGCGAACCGCTTCTGACGACCCCGCGCAAGACATCCCCGTCATTCGAAGTTCGTTCCACTGGCGGCTCGGGGAAACGCTGTACGGGTTGTTGGAAGAGAGCGAACGCTATTGCCAGGAGCAGTGTCGGGAGGCAGGAATCATCGAGGCGGCAAAGATCCGCCGTTCGGTACAGCGTGCAGAAATACTGACTCGTTACCTTGTGGCCAGTCTCGTACTCCTGGGACAAAAGGTGGTGAAAACCGACGAACTTCCAGCGGACCGCTCCTTGCAGCGTCGTGCGAAGCGAGGCGGAAGGCACTCCATTCCTCCGATCCACGTGGTCCATCTTCGGGAATTCGAGCGCGCCAACGAGAAGCCAATAGGAACTGGAGAATCCACATCGTCCAAGCGGGAGTACGCGGTGCAGTGGATCGTCAGCGGCCACTGGCGCCAGCAGTACTATCCGAGCCTGAAACGCCATCAACTGCGCTGGATCGCACCCTACCGCAAGGGGCCAGCCGACAAGCCGCTAAAGGTGGGACGGCCCACCGTGTACGCCGTCACGCGCTAGTTCCTATTGGAGAGCGCGTCGACCGGAAAGGAGCCCTGGATGCCGCACGAGAACGAACCAGAATTGGATGCGGAAGACCGCTCGCTGCTTGCGCTGTTGGGCTTCGCGGAGGAGCGCTGCCCGGTCTGCCAGGCGCACCTGAAGCGCACGGAAGCGGGCGACCTGATCTGCCTCAACGCCTGCCACCTGGGACCGGCGGGCCAGCGGCGCTTCCTGGACCACCTGGAGCGCGTTATGGCGGCGCACTGGGGACGGGAGCAGACCGATGCTGAGTGACGACGAGCTGCGCCAACTGTCCCAGCGCGCCATGGGGTTGCTGTTGCGTTCCACGGTGGGGAGCAACCACAGCGACTTGCTGGTGGAGCTGGCGTTGTTGGTGGGCGTCCTGCCCCAGGTGGTGAACGACCTGCAGCAGGTGCGCTCGGATTGGCGGCGGTCCCAGCTCGGCTTCGAGCGCTCCAAGGCGTTCTACCTGGAGGTGGCGCAGAAGACCGGCATCTGGGCGGACGACGACCCGGAAGCGCCACCGGCGGAACTTGAGGCGCCCCCGCGCTGAGGTCGGGCGGCGCGGGACTGGGGTTTCGGCCCATTTGGGCGGAGACCCTGTTTTTTTGGCTTCTGCGGGGCGAGGGTGGGTTGTGTGCTAGATTCTACAGGTTGGGCGGGGTTCGACGTTTCTGGTGAGGAAATTAGGCCTCTCCGGACCATCCTGGGGGCGGCGCTGGCCCGAGGGACCGGGCGGCGCGAGCGGCGCGCTGGGGACGGCGCCTGGCCGGCAACTCGGGGAACGCGGCAGGCTGAAGCATTGCGGTGCGCATTGCGTCGCAGGGTGGGGCGAATTGGGGCGATTTTTGCCTCAGGCTGCGCATCCAGTACCACCTAGAGCCAACTTCCCCTTTATCGCGTATACAGCACTACACACACTATATAGGGAAATAGGGGAACTTGGGCCTAGGTGGTACTGATTCAACACCATGCAGCGATTTTCGCGCCGCGCGCCGACCGACAGCCAACGTCGTCCCAAGACCCTATACTTATCCCAGGAAAACCGGCGAGCCAAGCACTCCAGGAAGGAAATTCGGCATGACGGATGCCGTTCGAGCATCTACACATAAAAGCCAAAATGATGAGGCGGGGACTGAGAATCCTCAGGTGTTGCCGATCTGGGCAGAGCCCTTTTTGCGCACGATGCGCTCCACCGGCAACGTGGCGGCTTCTTGTCGTGCGGCTGGGGTCTCGCGGATGGAGGTCTACGCCGCGCGCAAACGCTATCCGGATTTCGAGAAAGCCTGGGGGGATGCGCTCGATGAGGCGCTCGATGGGCTGGAGCTTATGGCCTGGCAACGCGCGGCAGAACAGAGCGACACGCTCATGATCTTCCTGCTGAAAGCCCACCGTCCGCACCTGTACCGCGACCCCAACCGCTTCACGTTCGACCCCACGCCGCTGCTGCAACTGCAAGACGCCATCCGGGACAGCGCCAGCCGCATCCTGGAAGCCAGTGGAGGGGTGGTGGATGTCGGCGAACCCGCTTGACGAGCTGGCCGTCACGGTCGGTAAATTCGGGCCCAAGTCGATCATCTCCATGGCGCAGTGCGACCATCGGCTGAACATCTGGCACGGCGCCATCCGCTCTTCCAAGACTTGGACCTCGCTGGTGGCCTGGCTGGTGTTCCTGGCCACGGCGCCACGCGGCCACCTGCTGATGATCGGCCGCACGGAACGCACCCTGAAACGCAATATCCTGGACACCATCGAGCAGTGGATTCCGGGCTCCGTACGCTACCAGCTGGGCATGGGGGAATGCCGCATCCTGGGACGGCAGGTGTATCTGGCGGGCGCCAGCGACGCGCGCTCCGAGGGCAAGATCCGTGGCCTGACCCTGATCGGCGCCTATGGGGACGAGCTGGTGCTGTGGCCGGTGGAGGTCTTCCAGCGTGTGATCGACCGCATGTCCTTGGAGGGCGCGCGCTTCTTCGGCACCACCAACCCGGACAGCCCGCACCACTGGCTGCGCAAGGACTTCCTGCAGCGCGCCGAGGAACACGACCTGGCCGCCTTCCACTTCCAGCTGCGCGACAACCCCACCTTGCCCAAAGCCTACATCCGCTCGCTGGACGCCGAGTATCGCGGCTTGTGGCATCAGCGCCTGGTCGAGGGCAAGTGGGTGCTGGCCCAGGGCGCCGTGTACGACATGTTCGACGAGCGCCAGGTGGTGGTGGACGTGTTGCCCAACATGACGCAGTTCTTCGTGGCGATCGACTACGGCACCAGCAACGCCTTGGTGGCCTTGCTGTTTGGCATCGGGGTCGACAACCGGCTGTACGTCATCGCGGAGTGGGTGTGGGACAGCCGGGAGCGCGGCCAGCAGATGACCGACGCGCAGTACAGCAAGGAACTACGCGGCTGGCTGCGGGAGGAGGAAATCTTCCCGCGCTGGACCTTCGTCGACCCCAGCGCCGCCTCCTTCATCCTGCAGCTCAACGTGGACAATTTCCCCAACGTGGCGCTGGCGGATAATACCGTGCTGGACGGCGTGCGCCACGTCTCCACCCTGTTGGGCTTGGGCTTGCTGCGCATCCACCGCTCCTGCGAGTACTTGCGCTCGACGTTGCCGGAATACCGCTGGGATGCGGGCCAGCAGAAGCTCGGCAAGGACGTGCCGAGCAAGGACGGCAACGACCACGCGCCGGACGCCTTGCGCTACGGCGTGAACGGCACGATGCACATCTGGCAGCGGTGGCTCCGCCAGCGGGATACCGTCATCCGGAGTCGGGCTGCATAGGAGGACGCGATGACGCTGCCTGAAGCCGATACGGCCTGGCCTCCCCAGGGCTGGGAGCGGCTGTTTCGCAACTACGCCGAGCACGCGGCTTGGTACTCCGGAGACCCGGAGCAGTTGGCCGACTTCTACACCCACCGCACCCCCCACGTGGGGCATCGGCAGTGGTATCGCTTCTGGCGGCGGGCTGGGGTGCCCAACACGCTCAACCAGCTGAAGGCGCAGATGCACATCCCGCTGGCGGGCGACATCGCGGCCACCAGCGCCTCCATCCTGTTCTCGGAGGCGCCAGCCGTGCAGATCCCGGAAGCCCACGAGGAAAGCCCCAACGCGGACGCCAAGACGGCCGAGGAGCGGTTGACCGACATCCTGACGGCGGGCAACGTCTTCGCGCGCTTGGCGGAGGCGGCGGAGAGCTGCGCCGCGCTGGGTGGCGTGTACCTCAAGGTGGACTGGGACACCGAGGTGGCGGACTTCCCCTTCCTGACCATCGTGCAGGCGGACAGCGTGCTGCCGGAGTTCCGCTTCGGGCGCCTGCGCGCCGCGACCATCGTGCGCTGCATCGACACGCAAGCCGAGGGCGAGCACGTCTGGTGGCACGTCGAGCGCCACGAGCCTGGCCGCATCGAGCACGGCTTGTACTACGGCAAGAGCGACAACCTGGGCGAGGTGCGCGACCTGGAAGCCCACCCCTTGACGGCGCGCTTCGAGCCGCTGGTGACGGTGCCGGACAAGCAGCTGGCGATCAGTTACATCCCCAACCTGCGGCCCAATCGGCGCTTCCGCCACCTGCCGCTGGGGCAGAGCGATTATTCCGGCGCGGAGGACCTGCTGGACGCGCTGGACGAACAGTGGACCAGCTGGGTGCGGGAGATCCGCCTGGCGCGGGCGCGCATCCTGGTGCCGGAGCAGTTCCTGGAGAACAAGCCGAGCGGCGACGGCAGCGTGGATTTGCGCTTCGACGTCGACCAGGAGGTGTTCGTGCCGATGAACGTGCCGGGCACGGCGGCCAACAACGTCGGCATCATCACCACGCAGTTCCAGCTGCACACGGAGCAATACGCCGCGAGCGTGGCCGAGACGGTCAAGCAAATCGTCAGCCACGCGGGGTACTCGCCGCAATCCTTCGGATTGGACACGGAGGGCAGCTCGCATTCGGGGGAAGCGCTCCGGCTGCGCGAACGCTCGACCTTGATGACCCAGCAGAAGAAGCGCCGCTACTGGGAGCCGGAGCTGGAGAGCGCCTTCCAGCTGATGTTGCTGGTGGACGCCAAGATCCTCAACCACCCCAACACGCTGTTCCGGCCCAACGTGGTGATGGCGGATTCCCTGACGCCGGACATCAGCGAGCTGGCGGGCTCCGTGCAAGCCATCGCCAACGCGCACGCCGCCAGCACCGAAACGTTGGTGCGCATGCTGCATCCGGAGTGGGACGAGGACCAGGTGCAGCAGGAGGCGCAGAAGATCCAAGAGGAGGCGGGCACGCCGGTGGATAGCCCGTTCGACGTGACCCAGATCTGATGCCCAGCTACACGGTCGATCCCCAGCTGCTGGCCACCGGCATGTTCCAGCTGTACCAACAGTTCCAGCTGGAGGTCACGGAACTGTTGGCGAAGCGCTTGGCACAAGGGCTGGACGTGGACGAGCTGCCGCAGTGGGCGCTGGCGAAGCAAGCCCAGCTGCTCACCTTCCACAAGCAGATCGAGCGCCTGGTGGCGGAGCTCAACGCCACCAGCAGCGCGGAGCTGCAGCAACAGGTGTATAACGCCTTCCTGGCGGGCAGCACGGCGGCGGTGCGGGACGGCCAGCAACTGGGGGTGGAGCTCCCCAACGACCCGTTGCGGCCGACCTTGGCGGGTGGCTTCGGCGGCGTCAATCGCTTCACCCTCAGCGCCTTGTTGCTGAGCTCCGTGGGGAAACTGCAAGGCGCCAACGTGCAGATCCTGCGACAGACGGACGACGCCTATCGCGCGATTGTGGCCGAGGTCGCCACGGCGGGCGTGGGTGGGGTTGCCACGCGCCGTCAGGTGACGCAGCGCGCCTTGCAGAAGTTCGCGGATGCGGGCATCACCGGCTTCGTGGACAAGGCGGGACGCAATTGGAACCTGGCCAGCTACGCCGAGATGGCGACCCGCTCGACCATCACGCAAGCGCAGGTGCAAGGCTACGTCGACCGGCTGCAAGCCAACGGTCACGACCTGGTGATCGTCAGCGACAGCCCAGCCGAGTGTCCGCTCTGCCGTCCTTGGGAGGGCAAAGTGCTGTCGATCAGCGGGCGGGACCCCGCGCACAGCTCGCTGGACGACGCGCGCTCCACCGGCTTGTTCCACAGCAACTGCACCCACCACGTGGGGATCTACTTGCCGGGCATCACGCCGGACTACAAAGACACCGAGGACTCGGAAGGCTACGTGCAGAAGCAGCGCCAGCGCGAGTTGGAGCGCCGCGTGCGCAAGTACAAGCGGCGGCAGGCGGCGGCCATCGACGAGGACGCGCGTCGCGCGGCGGGCAAGCAGGTGCGGCAGGCGCAGAAAACCTTGCGGGAGCACGTGGCGCAGCACGGCCTCAAGCGCTTACGCTACCGCGAGCAGATCGAGGGCGGGACGGCCAGAAAAACAGGCGCGGAGCCCACGTCCCTGCCGAAGCCTGTTCCCAGCGTGGAGCCCCCGATCGTGCGGCGTCCAACGACGTATGCAGATCTCGACATCGTGGCGGAGATGGAGCGCAAGTTCCTGGCGGGCGAGAAGACGCTGGAGCAGACGGGCCAAGAGGACCCCATCATGGAAGCGATCGCCGCTGCCACGGGCGGTAATGGGGCCCCTCATGTGGTTTCGGAGACCGACTTGCAAGCGTACATCGCGGCGGGAGAGTTGGAGCTCTATCGCGGCATCAGCGGCGTCCGGTCGACCGTGGCTCACCAACACGACCCCACGTTCGTCGAGGGGGAAACGCCGCAAGAGACGGCGCTGCGACGCGCCGAAGAGTTTCGCTCCGGGCGCTTCTTCATCGGGGTGGGCGGCATCGGCAACGGCGCCTATGCGGCGGCGGGCGCCAACGCGCTGGAGGTCGCCAGCGGCTACGCGGGCGGTGCCGGCCAGATCCTGCACCTCAGCGTGCGGGCGGACGCCAAGGTGATCACCCACGCGGAAGCCGAACGCCAGCGGCAAGCGGAGATCCTGGCGTTGACCCAGCAGGGCTTATCGCCCGCTGAATTGGTGGCGCGCATCAACGTCAACTGGGACGCCTCCAACTGGGCGGCCATGCACGGCTACGACATCATCCACTTCGAGGCCACCAGCGGCCACCTGGGCGACGAGTACATCATCATGAATCGGACGGCGGTGCGCGTGGCACAGGAGAACGTCGGTGGATAATCTGCAACAACGGGTGCGCTACTCCCGCTTGGTGGGAGCGGTGATGCATAGCCAGCCGGTCTGGGAGTTGGGCGAACCCCGTCGGACGGAACTCCGCGCCGCGTTGTTGGCAGCCAGCCGGTTCGAGGACCTGCCCGCTTGGGCTCAGCAGCTGGTGCGTCAGGCCCAAGCCGCGTTGGCGCGCGGCTGAGCGCGCCGAGCTCCACGGCGAACGAATTCCTGCTCCGGATCCCCCTATACTTCCCCCCAAGAGGAACCGAAAATCGAGCCGTGAAGGACAGACCGATGTTGAAGTTGGAGTGGGACGGCGACGAATACGTCTTGGAGAACGGCAAGTGGTCCGGACCGGACCGGGATATGGTCGAGATCCTGCGGCTGCTGAGCGAGGTCGACGAGCACCCGACCAGCCCCACGCCGAGCGATCCGGACCCGGAGCAGACGGCGGCGCTGCGGGTGGTCGGCAGCCTGCCGGTCTTCCGCATCACGGAGCACACGTCGCCAGCCGCTCCAGCCGGAGCGCAGTTCCTAACCCCGAAGCTTCCCCAGCCCTCTTCCTGTGGCCGCACCGGAGCGATAGGACCACAATCGCTCCAGCGGCCACTTTCCTTTTGACGCACGGCACCGTATACTACCGGTTAGTCACGGCGGACGACCCGCCGCAAAGCGGTCGGCGGCGCACACGGGCTCTGCGCATTGAATCCCGGGAGGTACGTTTCATGCCTTGGTGGCTGGTACGAACGTGGGCATCGACGGCGCGACTTCCGCTGCTGCGGCAGGATTCGGGGAATTCTGGCGGCGGCGCTGCGGGCGAAGCCTCCTCTGGGGAAGGGGAAGGGCAGAGCGGCGGGGACGCGTCGGGCGGCGAAACGAGCGGCTCTGGGGGCGAGGGCGAGGGGTCTGGCGCAGCCAACTCTGGTTCCAACGACAGCCAGATTACCTTTCCGAATGCGCGGTCGTTCTCGGCACGCCTCAATCGCGAGGTCCGTCGTCTCAACGACCAGCGGGCGGTGGAGCTGGGGTTCAAGGATGGCGCCGAAATGGATGCCTTCCTGAGGGACCAGCAGCAAAAGCGCGACGCGGAGCTTTCGGAAGCCGAACGCCTCAAGAAGGACGTCGCCACGCTCGAAACCCGTCTGGCGGAGGAGCGCGCACGCGGACAGAACGCGCTGATCCTCTCCAAGATCGCGGCCATCGGGGTCAAGGACGAGTTCCGGCTGGTGGATGTCGAGGACACGCTGTCGGCGCTGCAGCGGGGTGGGTTTGTCTCGGAGGAGGGGATCCATCTCGACGCGACGGGTCAGGTGGTCGGAGTCGAGGATGCGTTGAAGGAATTGCTCAAAGTCAAGCCGTACCTGCGCGCGGGCGCCTCGGCGATCCAGACGCGCTCCGGCAGCGACCAGAGCGGCTCCAACGCCGACGCGTCCAACAACGGTAAGACCAGCATGAACTCGTTGATCCGGCAAGCGGCGGGACGCGCCTAGTCCGAGAAACGCCAGCCACAGTACCACGTTGGGGAGGGCGCTGAGCTCTCCCATTGCTGAAGGAGTACTGTCGCATGGCGACGATCGACCGCACAGGCGCGGAAGCGCTCATCCCGGAAGAGTTTTCCCGCGATATTATCCAGGCGGCGCCGCAGAACAGCGCCATCATGTCGCTGGCGCGGCGGCTCCCCAACATGAGCCGTAACCAGCTGCGCATGCCGATCCTCTCGGCTTTGGTGACCGCCTATTTCGTGGACGGCGAAGTCACCAACAGCGACGCCTCCGGGGGCTTCAAGCAGACCTCTCGGCAGGCCTGGGCCAATAAGTACATCAACGCCGCCGAAATGGCGGTCATTGTGCCGATCCCGGAAGCGGTGCTGGACGACCAGGACTACGACATCTGGGGCGAGGTGCGCCCGCGCATCGTGGAGGCCTTCGGGGCGGCGTTCGACGCGGCGGTGGTCTACGGCACCAACGCGCCGACGGACTGGCCGGACGACCTGCTCACGGGCGCCGTGGCGGCGGGTCAGACCGTCAGCCTGGCGGCCAGCACGGACGTCTACGACGCCATCCTGGGCGAGGGCGGCACCTTGTCGATGGTCGAGGAAGACGGCTACGGCGTCAACGGCCACCTGGGCGCCTTGCGCATGAAGGCCAAGCTACGCGGCCTGCGGGACGCCAACGGCAACCCGATCTTCAACCGCAACGCGCAGAGCGCCGCCAGCTACGATCTGGACGGGGCTCCGGCCACCTTCCCGCTCAACGGCTTCGTCGACCCGGCTCAGAGCCTGCTCATCTCGGGCGACTGGAACCAGCTGGTCTACTCGGTGCGGCAGGACGTCACCTACCGCATCCTGGACCAGGCGGTGATCCAGGACACCGAAGGCAACATCATCTACAACCTGGCCCAACAGGACATGGTGGCCATGCGCGCGGTGTTCCGTTTGGGCTGGCAGCTGCCGAACCCGCTGAACCGCGTCAACAGCAACGATGCGACGCGCTATCCGTTCGCCGTTCTGGTCCCCTAGTCCTTCGGGCTGAAGGTCGAACCGACCAGAAAGGAAGCGGAGCGTGTTCTACCCCAAGCGCATGCGAAACCAGCGGCTGGCGAGCGACGCGGCGGGCGCGGCGCTGCTCATGGGCTCCCTGGCGCATCTGGCGCTCAGTGCGGCCCAAGCGGCGGCGGCGGACACCGACGCTGTGCACGCGGCGGTGGTCGATACCGGTGCGGCCCAGCAGGTCAAGACCGGCCTGAGTAACCCACCCTACGCGCGCAACCTCACGGCCACGGCGGGCGGCACCGCTGCCGATATCGGGGCCATCCAGGTGACGGTGCACGGCACGGATTTGGCCGGCAACGCCATCAGCGAGACGTTGCCGGCTTTTACGGTAGACACGGCGGGCACGGTGGTCGGCAACAAAGCCTTCGCCACCGTGACGCAGGTCGACATCCCGGCCCACGACGGCACGGGCGCCACCACGGCCATCGGCTTCGGCAGCAAGCTGGGGTTGCCCAGCAAGCTGGCTGCCAACACGGTGCAGGCGGCGTATCTGAACAACGCCAAGGAGGGCACCGCGCCGACCGTGGCGGTCAGCGCCACGGACGTGGCGGCCAACACGGTGCAGCTCAACAGCGCGCTGGACGGCCACGCCGTCGACGTGTGGTATTTCGTCTAGACCGTTTGACACGCCACACGGACGGGAGGCGACACGATGTGGTGGCAACACAAAGGGACCGGCATTCGACAATTCGCGGCAGCGGGCTCAGACGTGGAGCGACGGCTGCAGAAGCTGACGCACCTCTGGGAGCCCGCGCAGGACGCTCCGGTTGCGGTGGCGCCGACCGCGCCTGCGGCCAGCTCAGAGGAAGGGGCTACGCTCTCCAACGCCGTGCCGGCAGCGGACCTCAGGAAGCTGAGCAAGAGCCAATTGCGGCAGCTGGCGGCGCGGTTGGGGCTCGAAGACGGCTTCCAGACCAAGGGCTCTTTGGTCGAGGCGATTGAGCAGTACGTCCAGGTCCAGCAGGCGGCACAGGCGGCGGCGGAAGGCGCGCCGACGGGCGCCGAAGCAGGTTCCGAGGAGGGCACCAGCGGGGATGCGGGCGCGGCGGCGGGCGTGAACGACGCCGAGGGCGCTCCGGCCACAGCAGAAGGGAACGAGGGCGATGGCGCGGACGGCGCTGACGGTACAAACGCTGAGTGATGTGGGGCTCAGCCCCGCGTACGCGGCGGCCAACGTGGACGGGAACATGTTCCCCAACACCGGTCGCTCCATCCTGCACGTGATCAACGCCAGCGGCGCCAGCATCACGGTCACGGTGCAATCGGCGCTGCAGGTGTCGGGGCTGGATCTGGACGACCGGACGGTGGCGGTGCCCGCTGGGGAAGAGCGCATGATCGGGCGCTTGCCGGTGCGGACCTTCAACCGCGCGGCGGGTGGGACCGACCCCAACCAGGTCTACGTGGATTACTCGGACGTCACGTCGCTCACGGTGGCGCTCTTCGAGCCCTAATCCCACCGGAGCGCGCACGCTAGGCTAAGGAGGAGCGCATGCTCCAGTATCGCAATACCAAGAGCGGCGTGCTGACGCAGGCCCAGCCAGGCTCGCGGCAGCAGCAGATCTTCGACCGCTCGGCGCGCTGGGAGCGGGTCGAGCAGCCGGAGGCGCCAGCCGCAGTCGAGACCACGGACGCGGGCAACCCGCGCGTGCGTGGGGTGGTCCAGACGCCGCAGGCTGCCGCTGCAAGCCCGGAATCTTCGGCGGCAGCGCCGAAGAAGGCGGCGGAGCAACCGAGCGCACCCGCTGCCAAGATCCCAGCGGAGGAGGCCAAGAATCCGTGAGCGCTTACGCGACGCTCGACCAGCTCGCCAGCCAGCTTCACATCCCACTGGGGGAGTTGCCGGAGCAGGCGGTAAAGTGGCTTGAGGAGGCCAGCGCCATGGTCGACGAGCTGACGCTCGGACGCCTGCGCAACACGCTGTACCTCGACCAGTTTGCCGAGGCGGACCGGACGGCGCTGCTGTTGGGCGCGCAACAGGCGGTCTGTGCCCAGGTGGAGGCCTGGATCCTGGCGGGTGGTGACGAGGGCGACATCCAGCGGGCGGTCCAGAGCGAGACGATTGGGCGCGTCAGCACCACCTACGTCAACGCGGCCAGCGGCGGCGCGTCGAGCATGGCGCCGCGCGCTTATCGCTACTTGCGCAACGCGGGTTTGTTGTATCGCGGCGTGCGGGTGTCCTGATGGCGATTGCGCGCCATCTGCTGACCAGTCGCGCCACGTTGGAGCCGTTCGTGGGGCAGAGCGGGCGCCAGCCGGTGTACGGTCCGACGCAGACCGACATCCCCTGCAACTGGCAACCGACGACCAAGCTGGTGGTCACGGCCGACCAGCTGCAGATCACGGTGACGGGCGAGGTCTTCTTCCTGCCGACCCAGCCGGTGCCGGTCGACTCGATGCTGACGGTCGACGGCGTGCGGCGCCGCGTGATCGCGTCGGATGTGCTGCGCGCGCTCAACGGCACGCCGCACCACCGCTACGTATTGGTGGGCTAGCATGACGGACTTCCGCTTTTCTTGGATGGGCGAGGACGTCGACCATCGGGTGCGGGACCAGGCGTTCCAGGCGCTGCTGACGGCGGGCGAGTTCCTGTTGGAGCAAGCCAACCGCACGGTGCCGATCGAGGAAAGCATCCTGGAGGGCTCTGGCGCGGTGGACGGCGACCGCGAACGCCTGGAGGTGGCGGTGTACTACGACACGCCGTACGCCATCTACCAGCACGAGGAAACGGACTTGCAGCACGATCCCGGTCGCCGCGCCAAGTGGTTGGAGCTGACGCTGCAAGAGCAATCCGACCGGATCGAGCGCATCGTCGCGAACGGGCTGAAGTTCTGATGTATCTGGAAGGCTTCGCGCAGTGGCTGACCCAGCAAGCGGTGGTCGTCTATGACCCCACGGGCACGAGCGGCAATTGCTTTCTGGACACGCTCCCGGACCAGCCGGACCTGGCGCTGCTGCTGCGGCAAACGGGTGGCTGGCCCTCCGAAGCGCCGCAGGAGCCGTGGGATCGCCCGACGTTCCAAGTGTTGGCGCGCGGCGGTGCCGATCCGGCCGAAGCGCACGCCTTACTCCTGAACGCCTATGACTGGCTGGAGAACTACAAGGGGATCCTGCCAGACGGGTCGCGGATCGCGCTCTGCCGAGCGGTGCAGAGTGCTGGGGTTTCCCTCGGACCGGACGCGAACTATCGGTGCCGGTTCGTGCAGAACTATCGCGTGGAACTGTATCGCGTGACACAGTTCCGTCCGAGCTACTGAGAGGGGCTGCGGAGATGACGCTTGTCAAGGTTCGGGCCGACGACTTCGGCTTCGATTACAACACGGGCACGGACGCGGTGCCGGACTGGACGCCGATCCACGGCGTGCGCTCCTTCACGATTTCCACCACCAAGAACGACATCGACACGCGCGACTTCGATTCCGGCGGCTGGCTGGAGCACATCGTCGGCTCGCGCGGTAAGTCCTTCACGGTGGCGGGCGCGCGCATCGAGGACGAGGACACCGGCGATCGCGATCCGGGCCAGGAGGCCATCGAGACGCTGGGGGACCAACTGGGCGCGGACGCCGTCGGGTCGTTCCGCATCACGACCCCAGGCGGCACCACCTACACCTTCAGCGCCTCGGCCGACGTGACGCCGTTCGGTGGCGGTCTGGACGCCTTCGCCGACTGGTCGGTGGGGCTGACGATGACGGGCCAGTGGGCGGTCGCCTAGCGTTGACAGGCTAGGCGCGACAGGGAGGACGTTATGCCGAAGAACACGCGGGGGAGCTCCCGCGCGGGCGCGAGCCCGAACGGGAGCGCTCCGACCGATCCCGAACAGGAGCTGCCGCTCGACCTGCCCCAGCCGCTGTCGCTGGTGGAGGCGGTGGAGCGCAAGAACGGCGTCATCAACTTCGGGCGCTTCCGGCGGGAATATCGGGAGACCCAGCAGGCCAACCCGATCATCATCGATCTGGCGGAGGACAGCGGTGACCCGCAGGATCGCTATGCCCTCAGCCCGATCCTGCCCTCCGGCTTCGCCATCGAGTACCAGCGCTTGATGCGCATGTACAAGGACGAAACCAAGATCCCGCACGCCGAGATCTTCTCGCTGGCGCAGACGTTGTTCCCGCCGGACGTGCTGGACGCGCTGATGGGCAAGCACCAGTTCGACGTCTACGAGCTGGCCATGGTGATGGCGCAGGTGATGCTGCAATACAAGGATCAGCTCGACGCCATCGAGGAACCGGCTGGCGCGGAGGGAAACGGGGAGCGGCGCAGGGGACGTCGCCGTCCTTCGACCTCTTCGAGTACTGGACCTACGTCGAGGCCGACT